CAGGACGTTGCGCCAAAAGTTTAGGCGGTTATTGCATATAACGAGTATGGCTTAACCGCAGTGCGTCAGCATTGAGTGAAACGCCGGTTAAGCCCTGTTATATGAAGTTTTCGGGGGCGTTTACAGGATAAAGTATGGTACAGCAACAGACATTATTTGGTATTTTTGTAGAAGAAAGTGATATTGTTTACACACCGGACAATATTGCAAAGTCTATTATTAAACACTTAAAGCCAGAAGGAACTATGCTTGATCCATGTAAAGGAGACGGGGCTTTTTATAAATATATGCCCGGTGCAGATTATTGCGAAATAAGAGAGGATAAAGATTTTTTTCAGTATAATAAAAAAGTTGATTGGATAATAGGAAACCCGCCTTATTCCATCTTTAAGGAGTTTTTAGAACATGCTTTTTCAATAGCGGATAATATTTCTTTTTTGGTCCCGACAAATAAAATATTTCAGCGGCAGGTTATTATGGAGATGATAAATAAATACGGAGGGATAAAAAGTATTATTGTTTATGGAAGCGGTTATTTAATAGGGTTTCCATTTGGGTTCAGTGTTGGAAATTTTTATTTTCAGAAGGGGTACAAAGGAAACACGAAAATTATTTTAGGGATGAAGGCACAGCAACAAGCCGCCCCCGAAAATTTCATATAACAGATATTATGCGAAGTAATTGCGGGATAACGCCGCGGGGGATGGCTTAACGGTAAAGCACCGCCGTTCGCACATTCGGCGACAATACGGGGTTCGACTCCCCGGCTCCCGGAATAATAAAGTGAGGGATGGAGAATGAAAGTAATACTATCCAAACGTGACGATGGCTCCTTCGTTCCCGCCTACACCGAGGACAAGGAGATATGCGACAAGATGAAACCCGGCGAGTATAT